AGAGAGATTGATGATCAAACTTCCTTTCGCAGGAGTAAAAGGTGATACTGATTCAAGACCAACAACAGTACAAGTACCATGTATGGAAATGTATGGTGAAACTTGTCCAATACTTTCCGAAGTAAGAGGTTGGTTCAAGGACCCTAAATTAGAGGACATGGGAAGAAAATATTGGAAGAAGAGAAGTTACATCTTCCAAGGTTTTGTGAAAGATGATCCACTAAACGAAGAAAACACTCCAGAGAATCCAATTAGAAGATTCATAATTGGTCCACAAATATTCCAAATAATTAAAGGAGCATTGATGGATCCAGATATGGAAGATCTTCCAACAGACTCAACAAACGGTGTTGACTTCAGAATAATCAAAACATCAAAAGGTGGTTATGCTGATTATTCAACATCAACATGGTCAAGAAAATCAAGACCTTTAACTGAAGAGGAAAACAAAGCGATAGAAGCCAATGGTCTATTTGACTTAAATGGTTTCCTTCCTAAAAAACCTACTGAAGTAGAAGTTAAGGTAATGAAAGAGATGTTTGAGGCATCAGTTGACGGTGAAGCATATGATCAAGAAAAATTTGGTCAGTACTTCAGACCAGCAGGTGCTAGTTCAAGAACAGGAGATCCAATTACTCCAAAAGCAGAAACACCTGCTCCGGAAGTAAAAGCGGAACCAGTTGCAGAAACTAAAACTCAAGAAGCACCAAAGCCTACTACAGATGATAATAAATCAGGTAGTAAAGCAGAGGACATCTTGGCAATGATAAGAGCAAGACAACAAAAATAAAGAAGTATACTGTGGGGAGGCGACTCCCCACATAACTTAAAGGGAAAATATTATGGTAAAGGCATTTGACGTTAGTAAATTTAGAAAGAATTTAACAAAATCCATTACAGGTATGAGTGCTGGATTTCATGATCCAACAGATTGGATTTCAACAGGAAATTATGCACTCAACTATCTTGTAAGTGGAGATTTTAACAAAGGTATACCGCTAGGCAAAGTAACTGTGTTTGCAGGTGAGTCTGGTTCTGGTAAATCTTATATTTGTGCAGGAAACATTGTGAAAGCGGCACAGGATCAAGGTATATTTGTTGTACTCGTTGATTCAGAAAACGCATTAGATGAACAATGGTTACACGCATTAGACGTAGACACAGATGAGAAAAAATTATTAAAACTTAATATGTCAATGATTGATGACGTTGCAAAAACTGTATCAACATTTATGACAGATTACAAAGCAATGTCAGAAGATGATCGTCCAAAAGTATTATTTGTGATAGATTCTTTGGGTATGTTGTTAACTCCAACAGATGTTGATCAGTTTGGTAAAGGTGATTTAAAAGGTGACATGGGTAGAAAACCTAAGGCACTAACGGCACTTGTAAGAAACTGCGTTAATATGTTTGGTAGTCACAATGTAGGACTTGTTGCAACTAATCACACATATGCATCGCAAGATATGTTTGATCCAGATGATAAAATATCAGGCGGACAAGGATTTATCTATGCAAGTTCAATTGTGGTTGCAATGCGTAAATTAAAATTAAAAGAAGATGAAGAAGGTAACAAAACAACTGATGTAAAAGGTATAAGAGCGGCTTGTAAAGTTATGAAGACAAGATATGCTAAACCTTTTGAAGGCGTACAAGTTAAGATTCCATATGAAACAGGAATGAATCCTTACAGTGGACTTGTTGACTTGTTTGAGAAAAAAGGCATCTTAACTAAAGACGGTAACAGACTTAAATATGTTGATTCCAAAGGAACGGAAGTCAAAGAATATAGAAGAGTTTGGGAATCAGGTGGCGAACTATTAGATAATATAATGAAAGATTTCAGTAGTTTAGTACCTGCAGAAGACAAAGAAACTGTAAAAGAAGAGGAGTAAGATGTTATCTGGAAGTCAAGTTGTGGAACTATGGACATTTTTCAAAGAGTACATAGATAGAAAACAACCAATGGATGTTATTGCAGAAAAATTTGTAGACTTACTGGTGGATCACGGAGCAGAAGATGATGATTTAAAAGATGCTCTTGGCGCCGACGATGATTTAGACAAAGCAATTACATACTGTTTAGAAATCGAAGACTCGGAAGAAGAGGACTATTAATGTCAGGATGGTATCAAAAAATAGCCAAAGACATCAGTGCTATTCCTGATGCCATCAAACATTATGAAGACGAGTTACAACAAGCACGTTACGAAATTAAAATTAAAGGCAATGTTGAGAAAGCATCAGCAGATATGCCTGGTATCGTAGAACAGAGATTCAATCAACTGCAAGAAATCGAAGCAATATTGCAGTATATGAACATAGAATTACGTAGACTGCGTTCAAAACATTTCAAAAAATATTTAGAAAACTATCAACGTGCTTTATCCAGCAGAGACGTTGAAAAATATGTTGACGGTGAAGATGATGTGGTTGATTATGAAAAAATAATTAATGAATTTGCATTGTTAAGAAATAAATGGCTAGGAATCACAAAAGGACTAGACCAAAAACAATGGCAAATCACAAACATTGTTAAACTGAGAGTTGCTGGAATGGAAGACGCTTCTATCTAAAGCACACCAAAAATACAATCCAATAAATATTCAAAATATGTCTTTAAAAATTCCAACATACGTGATAACCATGATGGGCGAACCTTTAAGTGAAGCCTTAGCAAAAGATACACTAGAATCACTTGGTAAATTTGGTGAACAAGGTCAAAAGTTTCCTGCAACGCATGGAAATGATGTAGACATCCATTGGAAAGAACACGAACTGAAGAAATTCAAAATTGGACAAAAATTTAAAATATTAAATCCGGGAATAATAGGTTGTTTGTTATCCCATTTAAGGTTGTGGAAATTGTGTAGAGAAAAAAATGAACCTTTTTTAATATTAGAACATGACGCAGTACAATTACGTGACATACCTGAATATTTTTTAAGCAAATTTGGAGATGTATTACATCTTGATAGATTCAGCAGAATTGTTAAAGATTACAACGCACATTGTTTAAGTGATTGTGGAGAAGGTATACACAATCATTGCGATAGGATTCCTAATTTATCAGGAACAGAATTATTGAATAAAACAAGTATCAAAGGCAGTCACAGTTACATTATTACACCAATAGGAGCAAACAAAATGATCGATTATGTTTGGGCCAAAGGTGCATTGAGTCCAGATGTTGCTCTTAATTCAGTTGCTGTCAATTTAAAATATACAGATACAAGTTATTTTAGAATAAATGAAAAATATTGGATAAACCATAAACAAAGAAGTGCAAACAGTTTTTGTAGACCTAAGAAATATAGAAAATGATTTTTGATCAACAGATAATCCAAGGTGATAGACCTGAAAATAAACAGTGCATAATTTATTTCAGTTGCGATCCACAATATTGGGCAGAATACGGACAATATCTTGCAAAAAGCACTTTATACTACAATGGCAAACAAAGTCATGTCCATGTACACATGATTTATGAAGAAGGTCAAGAACATTCCATGAAACATCTTATCAAAAATGCAAGTATCACGTACACATTCGAAAGGCACCCAAAAGATTTTTATGATCAGTTTGAACTAAACAAAGAACATCCTATTTTTGGTAGAGGACCAGAAATTTGCGGAACAAAAAATGATTATGACCTAAAAAGAAAAATTTATTTGTCAAGTGCAAGATTTATGTTGATGAATAAACTTTTTGATCACTATCAACACGTATTACAAATAGATGCAGACGGAATTTGTCGCAGTACTTTTGCTATACATGATTTTAAAAGAATAACAAGACAACCTTGTGCAATGAGGAAGCCAAAAGACCCATCTGTTTATATAGCAAGTTGTATTTCTCCAGGAATAGGTTCAGCAGGGAGTGAATTTAAAACTGAACTTTCAAATAAAATGATAGATGCATTCAAAAAACCTATATATTGGTTTATTGACCAACACGTATTAAAAGATATTTTAGATAAAAGGAATTTTGAGTCTATTCCTTATCATTGGAACAGTTGGGGTCTAAAATCTGCAGGAGAAATATTCAGCACAGCAAAAGGAACTAAAAAATATGGACACAGATACAAAACCTTGAAGTACAATTGGTTTACTGACAAAGAAAAATTAAAATGGCATAAAGTACGGAACAAAAATTATGGAAAATCCTAAAGGATATATCATTTACGTGAAAAATCACGAATATTCTGTGCAATGGGCCAATGAAGCACTGGCATCAGGCAAAGCATTAGGTTGGAACCTTGAATTATATGAAGGTGTTGATGGAAGAACCACATCTATAGAAAGACATCAATTACAATTTTTTAGAAATAGTAAAAAAAGTTTAAGATTAATGAATAGACCCGGTACATTAGGTTGTTTCCTCAGTCAATACAGCCTATGGAAAAAATGTTTGCAAGAAAATTCTACTATTTGTATTTTTGAACATGATGTCGTCTTCAAAAAAACTTTTTCAATAGAAAAAACATTCAAAGATGTCATTAAGTTTGAAGGTTTCAAACCTGCAAAGCCTATGTCTGTAGGACAGTGGTGGGAAGGTGCAAGGGCATATTGTTTAAAACCTCGAGGAGCCGAAAAATTGATTAAATTTGTAAAAGAACAAGGAGCCATGCCAGCAGATTGGTGTCTTAACTCGGGCATAGTTGATGTCATTTTTGATAAATCTAATAAAGTAACTTTTGATCAGAAAAAATTCAGTTTTACAAAGGATTTTAAATGAAAAAATTAATATTTCAGGTTAGTGTGGGTAAACCTAGTAAACTTTATACCACTTGTATTACCAGTGTGGCACAATATTGTAAAAAATATTCAATAGATCATATTGTTTTAACGGAACCTAAACTTAAAATACGTCCTGACTCAAATAGAACAGGAAGAAGTGTTCAATCAGTAGAAAGATTAGGCTATATGCCTATCTATGAAAAAGAAAATGCGTTTGAATACTTTGACAGATATGATCAGGTAGCAATAGTTGACAGCGACATATACATAAAATCCAATGCACCTGATATTTTCTTAGATTTGCCGCTAGGATATGATTTCGGGGGTGTTGCTGAAAGAGAATTACCCCTAAATCACAAATATAAAAATAAAATCACAAAATATTCAAGAAGTGCGTTTACAAATTTAAAAGACGTTGATTGGAAATGGAATCATTTAGGTGCAGAATTTTATAATATGGGATTAATGGTAATGAACAAATCATTTGCAAAATATTTAAAAGGACAAACACCAAAAGAATTCATTTCTAGACCTGAATTTAAGGATTTTGTTGATGGAGTAGGTTTTTACAAGTGGAGCACAGATCAGATGTTGCTAAACTGGTGGGTCAAAAAAGAACAAATGAAAGTTAAAAATATGGACTGGCGTTGGAATTCATTATATACCGCAGTAGAAAAAGAAAAACAGAAAGAAAGTTACTTTGTACACTTCTTTTTGCGTGATAAATTACCACAACGTGGTGAAAACATAGAAGAATTACTAAAAAGGATATAAGATGCTTAAAGAATTGTTCAACAAATATAATTGTGATAAATCATCTAAGCATTCTTATGATATTTGTTATGAAAAAGATTTTCAAACAATAAAAAATGCAAATATTAACTTGTTAGAAATAGGAATTTTTAAGGGCGAAAGTATGAAAGCGTGGTTAGATTATTTTCCTAACGCAAATGTCTATGGAATAGATATTTTTGATAGAGTTCATCCAGATAAAATAGAAATACTAAAAAATTCTCGAGTAAAATATTTAAAATTAGACAGTACAAGCAAATTGTCAAAGGAAATTTTAATAAAAAATTGGAATGTAAAGTTTGATATTATTATAGACGATGGTCTACATACACCAGACGCAAATAGATTAACTTTTTTAAATTTTATTGATTTTTTAAAAGATTCAGGAACTTTTTATATTGAAGATGTATGGCCTATAGACAAAATGAAAAATAAGTTTCATCCATGGTTTAAACAAAGTAAAAGAATACATGAATATACACTAGAAAAATACAAAGAATTCTTGAATGTAGTTGAAAAATATCAAATTGAACACATAGATAACAGATCAATTACAAAAGAACCAGACAGTTACATAATAAAAGTCAAAAAAAAATGAAATTTAAACAATTTATAAACAAACATAA